GTCAAGTTTGGCATGGTCAGTCCTAAAGAACAGGCCGCCTTTATAGGACAGTGCAGTCATGAAAGCAACCACTTCAGGGTCTTGGAAGAAAATCTTAACTATCGAGCCGATACCCTTCAAAAGTTGTTCGGTCATAAATTCAAGCCAGGCGAGGTCGAGCTTTACGCCAGACAGCCAGTTAAGATCGCCAACAGAATTTATGCCAACAGAATGGGAAACCGTGACGAAGCCTCGGGAGACGGTTACAGGTTCCGAGGTCGGGGCGTTGTACAACTTACGGGGCATGATAATTACTGGCATTGTGGTCAAGCATTGGATCAGGATTTTGTGATGAATCCAGACTTGGTGGCCACGCCCATGTTTGCTTGTCTGAGTGCAGGATGGTTCTGGTCTACGCACGGATGTGGTAAGTTAGTAGATAATGCCGAGCAGCTGTGCAAGCGTATCAATGGGGGTTTAATTGGCCTTCCAGATCGCATATTGCAGACCCAAAATGCTCTTGCCGTTTTGACTGTGTAATGGGACAATAAGCCATGCCATTACAAAAGATACTATTTAAACCTGGGGTTAACCGTGAAAATACGCGGTATACGACCGAGGGCGGGTGGTATGAGTGCAACAAGATTCGCTTTCGTCAGGGCAATCCTGAGAAGATTGGTGGCTGGGTGCAGTATTCCACAAGTACGTTTTTGGGCGTATGCCGGTCTTTGTGGAACTGGGTCACACTAGCTAATCAGAATTTGATTGGTGTAGGTACAAACCTAAAGTTTTACCTTACCTTTGGTACAACGTACTACGACATCACGCCTATCCGTTCTACGGTCACGTTACCCAACAACCCCATAGCCACAGACTCAACCACCAATGCAGGCGGTAAGACAACCGTTACCATCACAACATCCACCTCAAACGGCGCTTTGCTTGGGGACTTTGTTACCATATCTGGTGCAACAGCTGTTGCGGGAGTGACTGTCAACGGCGAGTATCAAATTGCATCCATCGTCTCCAGCACATCTTTTAAGATTTCAGTTACAGGCACAGCTTCTACTAGCACATCAGGTGGTGGGGCATCTGTCACGGCGGAGTTTCAAGTCAACACAGGTCCCGCTACTGAGGTTCCTTTCAATGGATGGGGCGCTGGAGCCTGGGGTTCTGGTACTTGGGGTAACGGCGGTACTACCAATAACAATTTACAGCTGTGGAATCAATTTAACTTTGGTGAGAACTTGCTTTTTGGGCCAAGAGGTGCGGGTCTTTATTATTGGAAGGCATCTTACACGGTCAATGGCCGTGGTGTCTTGCTTAACAGTCTAGGCGGCACAGCTACATTTACCAGCGCTTCTCCAACGGTTGTGACCTTCACAGTGGACTTTACAGAAGGTGCAGCCATTCAGTTTACTGGCTCTATGCCTACAGGCATGAGTGCCAACACAACATACTACGTTTATAACAAGAACGGTCTTAACTCCAATTTGTTGGACGGTAGCGGCAATATTGTTAATACAACATCCACGGGTTCTGGTGTATCTGTTTCTTTGATCGTAGATGTACCTGTCGTACAAAACAATCTGATTGTGTCTGATGCATCTAGGTTCGTTATTGTATTTGGAACAAACGATTATGGGTCTTCCACGATGGACCCTATGTTGATCAGGTGGTCTGCACAGGGAGATCCTTTTAACTGGACGCCAAACGCCACCAGCCAAGCGGGATTTACCCGTCTATCACACGGCTCACAAATCGTTACTTATGTACAGACCCGACAAGAGATTGTGATTTTGACTGATTCTTCTGTCTATTCTTTGCAATACCTCGGTCCACCCTATGTATGGCGTTCACAATTACTTGGGGATAACATATCTATCATTGGCCCAAACGCCGCCGTCATTGGCTCTGGTATTGTTTACTGGATGGGTGTGGATAAGTTCTATATGTATGATGGTCGCGTGCAGACGCTTAATTGTGATCTGCGCCGCTTCATCTTCCAAAACATTAACCTAGCTCAGTCTCAGCAGGTGTTTGCCAGCACCAATGAGGGCTTTAATGAGATATGGTGGTTCTACTGTTCTGCAAATAGCACTACGATTGACACGTATGTCATATACAACTACCTTGAAAAGGTTTGGTACTATGGCTCAATGGCGCGCACAGCTTGGTTAGATTCAGGGTTACAAAACAATCCTATTGCCGCAACATACAGCGGTAAGTTACTTAATCATGAGGACGGAATAGATGACAACGAAACAGGCACTCCAGCGCCTCTTGCTGCATATATTGCTTCCTCAGAGTTTGATATTGGGGACGGCCATAATTTTGCATTTGTGTGGCGCGTGCTTCCTGACCTAACTTTCTCTGGCTCTACGGCTTCATCTCCTAATGTAACCATGACGCTGTATGGTTTGACAAACTCTGGCTCTGGAGTCACAAGTGATGCGTTCCAGCCTGTAACCAGCACCAACCAATACGCCATTACTGAAGAGTTTACTGGGCAGATTTACACGCGGTTCCGTGGCCGTCAGATGATCTTCCAAATTGACTCCGCAGGTCTTGGTACGACTTGGCAGTTGGGCGCACCGCGTATAGATATTAGACCGGACGGCAGAAGATGACACAGCCTATTACCAACTCTGTCCCACCCAACCTACCTTTGGCAACAACGGATTACGCACGCCAGTATCAAGATCAGTTGAATAACGTCTTGCGCTTGTACTTTAATCAGACCAGCGGTAATTTGAATTCTTTAATTACTTTTGTTAATCTTTCGACTGCGGTTTATAAAGTAGCCAACTTACCAAGCGCGGTTACAGCCACAGCTGGGGCTCGAACTTTTGTGTCTGATTCGTCAGTCACTACTTTTAATGCGACAGTTGCTGGTGGCGGGTCAAACACAGTGCCTGTATTCTCCAACGGAACCAACTGGAAAGTGGGCTAATATGATAAACTTTAACTTATTTATGGAGCGTCTATGAGCTTCTTCCAAGACCCTATAGGCAATATATCAGGAGCCCTTCACAAGGTTGACCAAAGCCCAATTGGCAAAGCGCTAGAGGGTGCGGCGTTGATGGCATTTGCGCCTGAGATGATGGGTGGCGTTGGAGGTCTTTTTGGTGGTGGAGCTGCATTAGGTGCTGGCATTACAGTTGGCGGGATAGCTGGCCTTTCATCTGGCAATCTGGCTCAGGGATTGATGGCTGGTTTGTCTGCGTATGGTGGTGCGTCTATGGTTGGACCTACTACGCCTATATCTGCCAATCCAGCTCCTGTAGAGGATGCCGCAAGTCGCATGACGCAAGTGGGCTCTCAAGCTCCAGTTACTCCTGGTGCCACCATAGCGCCAACAAATGTTTCTCAGTTCACTGTGCCATCTAGTATTACTGATACAGAGCTGGGTCAAGCTGGATTAAATAGAACTTATTCAGCCATTCCCGAAACAACTCCTACTACACCCATGCCAAGAGACTTTGATTTCCCTCAGAGTCCTTCTGCTCCATCTGGGATTCAGCAATTGGCTAAGAACGCGGCCGATAAAACATCTTTGTACCAAGACCTCAAAGATAAATTCATGGGTTTGTCTACGCCCGCACAAGTGGCTGTAGGTTTAGGTGGCTTGGGATTATTAAAAGAAGGCATGAAACCCCAGCCTTTGAATGCGCCTAAACAAGCCAATACGATGAACTATCGTTATTACAACTACAATCCTCTCGGGTATTCTGGACAAGGTGTAACACCAGTAACAGGCGCAACAGGAGGTATTGTTGCTTTGGCTGGTGGCGGTATGCCAGGATATGCAACGGTTGGTAATGACGGCAACGCCGCGCCTAACCCTGCAAGTGGGCCAGCTGGTCAATTGGCATTTAACAATGAGCCCGTCATGCGCATGGCTAGAGGTGGTATTGCGCATTACGATGACGGTGGTTCTATTATTGGGTATTATGAAGATGGTTCACCCCAATACGCAGATGTTCCAGTGGCTTCTGCCGCTCCTGTTGCTTCTACACCTATTGCTGATGTTGCTCCTGCCGCTCCTGCCGCGCCGCAATACACTTCTTACACTCCTCAGCAGATGCAAGATTACATAAGAAATAATCAAATTATGACGGCGGATCCTGCTCAACTGGCAGCGGCGGAAAAAGCGACTAATGCTGACCCAGCAGCTGTTGATGCATATTTAGCAAATCTAGCAAAAAATACTGTTTTTCCAGTTAGCGGTTCAGAGGCTTTAGGCGCAAAACGTGATACAGCAATACAAGCCGGAACTCCAGCAGGTGCAGCCGAACAACAAGTTTTAAACCCCTACACAAATTACACAACGGATCAATACTCCTCTTTCTTTTCCGACCCTAAAAATGCGGCGGTACTAAATACCCCTGGCGGTTTGACTGCGGCAGAAGCTCAATTCCATGCTGATCCTAACGCAGTAAATGCGTATTTACAGGGTGCTGGAGCGCAAAAGCTAAACTTGTCTGCGGCTGACATTTACCAGATTGGTCAAGGACAAGGTATACAAGGCGTATATACGGCCGCAGATAAATGGGCGGCTGCTCATCCCAATGCTACTGGAGCCGATATTGCTCAAGCCATGAAAGATTCTGGCGTTAGCATGAACGATATACAGAATTATTTTAATAAACCAAACACCGCTTACGGTACAAACTTGGCCACAGGTAAAGCGTTTACTGGCGCTGGTGACATCTATAACATAGGTCAAGGTAAAGGTTTTGCGGATATTACAACCAATATCACTCAATGGATTAAAGACCATCCAACAGCTACATTAGCTGACGCACAAAACGCTATGTCTTCTGCTGGAATAAATGAACTTGATGTAAAACGTGCAACAGGTAAAACTTCTGCTGAGCTTTATAAAGATGCAAAAATAACTACGTCAGTAACACCAATAACAAAAATAACAGGCAGTACAACAGGCGTAACGCCCGGAGGCACACAGTTACCAACGGCCACTACATATGTTAGCCCTACAGGTATTGCGCAGGGCTTTGGTAATTACGGTTCTGGCAATCAAACAGGTACAGATTATCTCGGTAGAACTGTCTCTACAGCCACGCCTGGGGATATCATCACCAACCAAGATCAGTCTCGTACAGTCGTGTCCAAT